GGATCGGGTACACTAGGATCTAATTTATAATAGTTTAACTTAGGTTTGCTCTTCGCCATCTTCAGTCCTTTTACTTCCAATATTATATTTTGCAGTTAGATTCCATTGATCTTTTTCTTTGAAAGATAGAATCTTCAACTGATTCAGAGGAACTACGAGTTCTTCTGTCACTTGAGGTTTGACTAATTTAATCAATCCCCATTCAGTTAAAAGGTTTGCTACTGTATTTCTACGTGCTTGATCATTCTCTGAGAAGTTTGTAGGTTTACCATCAAGTGCAAATAATTCTTTAAAGTGTACAATAAAATATCTACCTTGTTTGTGTAGAATGTGACAAGATTGATATAAAGTTTTGTCTTTTCGGGACGCGACCCCGATTCTAGTTAGTGTCTCCCTGACTTTCAGAAAATCATCTGGATTCTCAAGGGTGCACTCAACCATTGTGTCAATAGATACATTCATTTCTCCGCTCCACCTTGATTCAGTTTATCTTTGATAAAGGTAAGTTGATCCTCTGAGAGTGTACGGAGAGCATCTTTGGCTTTTTCATTACTGAATCCATAATACTCTTTAACTACATCTAAATCCTGCAGTTTCTCAGGTTTCAACCACTTACTGTACCTTTTCTTTTTCCTAACACTATTTAGGAGATAATCAAACTGAAGACGATGATCAAGGTGATGGTTGCGGTTTAATTCATTAACTTGGAAAATAGTATCCATAAAGAAGGATAATCCACGATTGACAATGAAAGGAGAATATTTCTTCTCTGTAAAGTCATCAACCATGACATCTTCTTTAGTCTCATTGATAGCTTTTATAAATTCAAACGGACTCATTTAGTATCCCATAATATATGTCCACCTAAATTCCAGAATAAGATTCTACCCTCTGGAATACTTTCAATATTTTCATCTAACCAATGCCAACATTTTTTGTCCCAATGCTCATTACATGGAAATGGAACTTCGTACCATTCCATAGGATCATTGAAATCATATTTACTTTCATTGATTACGATCTCATTACATACAGAAAATCCTTCACTCTGAAACTTTTTAGTGATTGTTGAATCTGTACTCATATAAACAGTATAGAACATTTTTCGCTGATTGTCAAATAAGTTTGGGCCAGGAGAATGTTCTTTCATCAAACCTATACAAGTAACTCCAGCCCCAGCAGAAACTACCAGTATGTCAAACTCACCATGTTCTTTGACTACATCTCTGTATCTTTGAGCCAATGTATTATGATACTCTATACAATCAAACGCATATGGTAACCTTTGATAACTTTTTTCTTTTGCAATTGAGCCAAGCTTGTTGGACATAAAGGACATCATATTAGGTTTCATTGGAAGGACATCTGACCCAGCCTTTTTCACCTTTTCAATCATCATCTCTGGAAAATTTTTCGAGTCAGGATACGCCATGATAAACTCTATGTCTTCTTCAGCACAAAGTTTAGCCAGAGCCCAACCACTATAAGAACCAAACACACCCAAATGTACCAAAGGTCTTTTCTTTGAAACTTTAGAACGTAGAACATTTTTAATTCCTGTGAGTTTACCCCATGCAGGATATTCAATATTATCACCCATGAGGTCATCACGTTTTACATGAACCTCACGCCCTCTGAGTAGATAAGTCTCAGTTGGAGTTATTTCTCTCATGTGAAATGTGTCCTCAATGGTGATTTCTCAAATGGAACTTCTTTCATGGATTTAGATGTTCTTTTGTATTTTGGTTCTTTTTCTTCTTTAATTTTTCCTTGAGTTATTTTATACTTGTCCAATAACATTGCAGGGTGAAAATTAAATATATCTTGATATTGAAACAGTATCAATCTTGAAAAATTTGTTGCAGGTTTGGAATCTATCTGTAATCCACTATTTGGATTCATCAATTTTGTTTCAACATCATCTTTGAAATTTGTACCTTTTTGGAATGCACGTTTCTCTTGATCCAGTATTTCATCTGGTAATTTTCCCCTGAATGCATTTGCAAGAGGAGCCTTCCATTGATTTCCTTCAGTTGTAATACTGGCAGGAAGTGAAGTTGTAAATTCTAAAAAATCTCTATCAAAGAATGGACAACGTAATTCAATGGTTCCGTAAGACATGAAGATATTATTACCTCTCATCAAATTACCATAACATTGTTTTGTAAACTCATCTTGTCTAACTTTATTCCAATCTGGTTTCCCAGAAAATTTTCTACATCTTCCATACGAACCATAGGCTTCATCAGACCCTTCACCAGAAAATGCAACTTTGATACCACCATCAGACATCATTTGAGCTACATAGGATTGCATCATCCCTACTTGTTGCTGAACTGTCATAGTATATTCGTAGGCTTTGATTACACCTAAGAATCTTTCTTTCAAACTTTCCAAATCACTAGGAACTTTTACTTCTATCAACTCAACTCCGATTGACTCTGCCGCCACTCGTGCCGCCAATAAATCTGGTGAATTTGCATCATAAAATACAGTATAAGCCTTTATGTTTGGATCATACTGTTTTAGAAGATATGTAATTACTGAACTATCCAATCCACCTGACAAACAAGTAGCAATAGGAACATCAGATAATAATCTTTTCTCTACTGCTCTATCCAACAAATCATAAGTCTTCTTTGCCGCTTCCTCTGCAGAAATAGTAATGTAATTATCAGACCATTGATGGAAAAAGGTTTCATATTTTTTAGTCTCATTATCTGCATAATCTGAAGTTATAAACTCTACTGAATCTTTTTCCATTTTATGGTATCTGACAGATTCACCTCGGGCCACATAGTCAACTTGATAGTCTTTACGTTTCCAATCAAGAATCATTACCATATTCTTATGTAATAATCTGATAGTATTTTTACCTTTCTTATCTGTCTTTGGTATGTCAATTTTTTGAAGTCCTTTTATCTCAGAAGAAAACATATAATGAATCTGATCCAACTGAGTATTGTATGCATACCATAAAGGCATCTTACCCATCCAATCTCTAGCTACAATAATTCTACCATCATGTTCAATGATGAATGAAAACATTCCATCCAGTAAATGTAATTCATCTTCTAGGTATGCATAGAGTACTATTTCATTGTCAGAGTCAGAAAGATATGGACTATATTTTTCTTGATATTTTTTTCTCAGATCTGGCGAGTTCCAAATTTCACCATTACATATCAAAGTTACTCCATGACGCCTAAATGGTTGTTTTCCATTTGAACTGAGATCATTAATTGCCAAACGATTGTGTCCAAGTATGGTTCTCCTTCCAGAGTCATCATCTATTGTTTCTTTATCGCGATCATCTTTACCACGATGTTTCATTGCCTCAAGGGCCTCATCTGTATTTTTTTCTGTGACTTTAGATTTATGTCCAATCAATGCAATTATACCACACATCCAAGCTCTCCTAATAATTTTATAGTGTTCTTCTTCTCATCATTTTGATTTCTTATATGACCTGATGCTGCAATATTGGTTACCATACCTAATTCAAGATCAGACTGTTCACATATCCACTCACCCATTTCAACCAAGGCCGTGTAATCTGCATAGCCACTCTTAGATACGGCCTGACTTCTGAAGAAAGCCGTAATGAACAACTTCCCATTCCTTGGTTTGAAATCCATACTCAAAAGACAAGGCATCCCAGCCATAGTCTTTCTTCCATCACTCTTTGGATCAAAAACTTGAGTTGCAATAGTTTTGGAATTTTTACCTTCCTTGAGTCTCTTAATTACTTGTTCAATCTGATTGAACTCACCATTCCAATCTATCAGTCGGCCCCAATAAGTTTTATTCCACTTGACTGTAGTATCATTCTGTTTGTACATGAACTCGCCTGGGGCCAAAGGACTCTCATCTGGTTTGACAAAAGTAACAGACTTAGCATAATCAATTCTATCATCACCAAATGTTTTTCTAAATTCCCTATCAAATATATCTTCAAGTTTATCAAAAGATAAACTTGGATCAATTTCAATCACAAGATTTAGGATCTCATTTATGTCACCTAGATTGTTTCCCTCTTTCAATAATACTTGAGATGCCTGAATCCATGCATCTGCAGGACTACGTGCTTCAATTAATTTCATATAAAAAAATCCTCTAAGGTTGAACCTTTAAATAAATCAAATTTCTTTTCACCTTTGCGAAAAGTCCATATATTCTCAATATAACATTTTGCGAGGAATTTGTCAAGTTCCGCCTTTGATTCAGTTTTCTTTGGTCTTTGCATATACCTCATACCAATCTGGCCAATGAAACTGTTACTATATTTAGCCTCCATGAAATCTATCAAATCATCACCTGCACGATACCTTTTGTTTTTCACAACTGGATCAAGAATATTGACTAAACAATGCCCACCCTCTTTACAATGTAGGTAAGATTGTTCTGTAACAGGAATGAAAAAATTATCTCTCCATGATTCATACTCACCAAACTTTTTCCAAGATTGGTCATCCTCAAATTCAGAACCTTCTGCATATCTCTCAGTTGCAAAGTATGGTGGAGAAGTAAAGGTACAATCGAAATCATCAGCCAAATCATCCCAAGGTAAGTCTTCGGCACCAGATCTAAAAATCGTTACATTCTTAACTCCCTTACTTACAAAACAATTTTCATTGACAATTTTAATGGGATCTCCAACGTAACCTAGAAGTTTTTCATATCTTCTGCACATATACTGATACCTTATCCAAGTGTCTCCATTAGGATCACAACCAACATAGGTCTTGGCCTTCGGTGTTGCATAGAATGCAGTAAGACGATCCCCCCAACCACAAGATGTATCTAAAACTTTTTCTGCCCGAGTCATCTCGTAAATGGCCTTGGCAACTGGTGGTTTGAATTGTGTAGCAAGATAACTTCCTATTCGGAAGGCACCAATATAAGTTCCTATCTGTAATTCATCATTTCCAAGTCTGTAGAAGAATTTGAATAGTGCTGCTAGTTCTTTTTTGTTTTTCCATTTTTCCATTGGAGATGCCGTGTGGGTACTTCCACATTTCATTCTTTCTTCATACATATCGTAATCACTCACAATATTATATTCTGAGCCACAATCAATTACTCCTAATCCATGACTACTGTATGGTCTACGATAGTCATCAAACTTTTCAAGAACATCATGAGTTTGTTCTACTGGTTTTATGTGCCTGTCCATACTTTTGGCACATAATTCCAAAAACTTGTTGTCAGCCTTTTGTGGATTTTGAAGTGAAACTTTACGAGGATATGGTGGTTCGTGCATGACAATCCACTCAGCAATTTCCTCACGAAAATCATCTGAAGATACATCGGCATGAACTGTCCGCCAGTCTTCTTTGCTTAAGATAGGTAGACCTTCAGAGCCTACCTTGTTGGTTAGAAAGTTTTGAACATCCATTTTTTAACTCCAATAAAAATTAACATCATAGTATATAGCTAAAATGGATTCTTACTTGAATTCGCACTCTACCATAATTTCAGTCAGACAGGCGACAAGATTGATTTCTTGATCAGCAACAAATGCAGACTTGTATTGATAATCGGCAATAATCAAAACGGCCTGTGGAACAGATTGAGGTTTGAGATAACTATTGAGACTGTCATACAACTTTCTGAAAATTCGGGTAGTATCAGTATCAATATTTGAGTTGGCCCACTTTCTCATATCAGAGAACTTTTTGCCCTTCAACGAACTCACCAACTCACCAACATTAACTTCTTCTAGTGAAGTTAGGATTCCAGTATCAATTCTTCCACTAGTAGAATATCTTTGTAACTCATTCAAAACTCTCCGAAAATCTGGAAAGTGTTTCATGATGAGTTGAATCAGAACTTTTCTTTCAAACTCAATTCCTTCTTTTCCTAAAATCTCTTCACATAACAAACACCATTGTTCTGCAAGTTTTGGTTTCTCATTTAATGGGATAGTGAAATCAAAGACAGCACAACGTGAATGGATGGGATCAATAATACGATTAGGATAATTACAAGTAAAAAGAAAAGAGACATTATTTCCAAATTTTTCAATGAAACCTCTAAGTGCTGGTTGGACGGAATCGGCATTCATATAATCTGCCTCATCCATTATGATGGCTTTACGATTTCCTGTCATAGAGACAGAACTACAAAATTGATTCAGTGTGGTTCTAACAATGTCAATACTTCGACCCTCATCAGAG